CTGGGGAACAACCCGGAGAAGAAGGTTATCCAGACATCAAACACGGCCGAACTGGCGGTGGGATTTGGCCGGAAGGTCAGGAACCTGGTGGACAGCGATCACTACGCGAAGATCTTCCCCGGAGTGGGACTGAGAGTGGACTCGAAAGCGGCCGGCCGTTGGGCGACAAGTCACGGCGGGGATTACTTTGCGATTGGTGTCGGCGGCACTGTTACTGGTAAAGGCGCGGACCTACTAATAATAGATGACCCGCATTCAGAACAAGAGGCGAGACTCGCGCAGGGCGATCCGACGGTGTTTGACAGTGTGTACGAATGGTACACATCTGGCCCGCGTCAGCGTTTGCAGCCGGGCGGGGCGATTGTTGTGGTGATGACGCGCTGGTCGGACAAGGATCTGACCGGCCGGGTGTTGAAATCAGACGCGACAGAGTGGGAAGTAATCGAGTTCCCTGCGATTTTGCCGTCGGGGAATAGCCTATGGCCTGAATTTTGGCCTGTAAACGAGCTTCTGGCGCTAAAAGAGGAGCTTCCGCCGTATAAATGGAACGCCCAGTACCAGCAAAAGCCCACGGGAGAAGAGGGTGCGCTGGTAAAAAGGGACTGGTGGCGGGTTTGGGAGGCAGATAGAGCGCCTCCGTGCGAATTTATCATCCAAAGTTGGGACACGGCGTACACAAAAAACCAGCGGAGTGACTATTCTGCGTGTACGACCTGGGGTGTTTTCCACAAAGACGAGGATGAGAACGATGTGAACATCATTTTGCTGGATGCGTGGAAGGGAAAGGTGGAGTTTCCCGAGCTGAAGGTGAAGGCGAAAGAGATGTACGACGATTGGGAGCCGGACGCTTGCATTATTGAAGCAAAAGCAGCGGGTGCGCCCCTGATATTTGAGCTGCGCAGGATGGGTGTGATGGTTCAAGACTTCACACCGACACGCGGCAACGACAAGTTCGTGCGTCTGAACAGCGTTACAGACCTATTTTCTTCCGGTAAAGTGTGGGCGCCGGACAAACGGTGGGCAGAAGACGTGATTGAAGAGTTTGCCCGGTTTCCAAACGCAGAGCATGACGATTTGGTCGACTCTGGCGTACAGGCGTTGATACGATTTCGACAAGGCGGCTTCCTGCGGTTGGGTTCTGACGAGGAAGATGAGCCACTGGACCTGCGGCGCAGGCGCAGTTACTACTGAGGATAGACGATGGCGACAAATATGGACAAGGCGCTGTACCAGCTGCCGGTTGGGATGGACGAAGCGCTCATGGACGCAGAGCCGATAGAGATTGAGATCGAGGATCCCGAGTCTGTATCTATAGGACTAGGTGATATAGAGATCACGATGGAAAAAGACGAGGAAGACGATGAGTTTTCCGAGAATCTGGCCGAGGAAATGGCGACAGATGAGCTGCAATCCCTGGCCTCTGACCTGCTTAGTGACTTTCAGGACGATATCGACAGCCGCAAGGACTGGATGAAGACGTATGTCGACGGCCTAGAGCTGTTGGGCATGAAGATCGAGGAAAGATCAGAGCCATGGGAAGGTGCCTGTGGTGTTTATCACCCACTTCTGTCTGAAGCACTGGTGAAGTTCCAAGCTGAGACGATCATGGAGACGTTCCCGGCCGCAGGTCCGGTGAAAACCAAGATTATCGGGAAAGAAACGCCAAAGAAGAAGGATGCGGCGGAGCGTGTTCGGGATGACATGAACTACCAGCTCACAGAAGTCATGACCGAGTACCGGCCTGAACATGAACGGATGCTGTGGGGCTTGGGACTAGCGGGTAATGCGTTCAAGAAGGTGTACTACGACCCAAGTCTTGGCCGTCAGGTGTCGCTATTCGTGCCGGCGGAAGACGTGGTGGTGCCATACGGGGCGAGTAACTTGGAATCTGCGCCGCGTGTGACGCACGTCATGAGAAAGACCAAGAATGAACTGCGCCGCCTGATGGTAGCAGGGTTCTACAGAGATATTGACCTGCCAGAGCCAGAGAATGTGCTGGACGATATCGAGAAGTCGATTGCCGAGAAGATGGGTTTCCGGGCGACATCGGATGATCGGTACAAGATCATGGAAATGCAGGTGTATCTGGATCTGCCGGGGTACGAGGACACGGATGACAAGGGTAAAAAGACGGAGATTGGTCTTCCGTACATTGTCACTATAGAAAAGACCTCGCAGGAAGTTCTGTCAATCAGAAGAAACTGGCGGCCGGAAGATGAGACCTATCAGAAGAGGAACCACTTTGTTCACTACCCATATATCCCCGGCTTTGGCTTCTATGCCTTCGGCCTTATTCATCTTATCGGTGCTTTCGCTAAGTCTGGTACTTCTATTATTCGTCAGCTGGTTGATGCTGGGACTCTATCGAACCTGCCTGGCGGTCTCAAGACTAAGGGAATGCGGGTCAAAGGAGATGACACTCCAATTGCACCCGGCGAGTTCCGAGATGTGGACGTTGCCGCCGGCACGATCAGGGACAACATCCTCCCACTTCCGTACAAAGAGCCGAGCCAAGTACTTCTTGGACTGATGAACCAGATCGTCGAGGAAGGCCGCCGGTTTGCTGCTGCGGCTGACTTGAAGATCGCTGACATGTCGGCCAACTCACCGGTTGGTACAACGTTAGCCATTCTGGAACGTACCCTGAAGGTGATGTCTGCGGTGCAGGCGCGTATTCACTACGCCATGAAGCAGGAGTTGAAGCTTCTGAAGGACATCATTCGGGACTACACGCCAGACCAGTACAACTATGTACCGGTGGAAGGCACCCCGCGCGCGAAGAAGTCGGACTATGACGATGTCGATGTCATCCCGGTATCTGACCCCAACTCGGCCACGATGGCACAGAAGGTGGTGCAGTACCAGGCTGTGATGCAGATGGCGCAGGCCAACCCGCAGATCTATGACATGGTGGAGTTGAACCGTCAGATGTTGGATGTTCTAGGTATCAAGAACGTCGGCAAGCTAGTTCCTGCGGCAGAAGATCAGAAGCCAAAAGATCCTGTGTCCGAGAACATGGCTGTCCTAAATGGCAAGCCGGTCAAGGCGTTCATCTATCAGGATCATCAGGCGCACATCACGGTACACATGTCGGCCATGCAAGATCCAAAGATGGCTGCTGTTATTGGCCAGAACCCGCGCGCGCAGCTGATGCAGGCGGCACTTATGGCTCACATTAACGAGCATGTGGCGTTTGAGTACCGTAAACAGATTGAAGAAATGCTGGGCGTTCCGTTGCCAGAGATGGACAAGGAGTTGCCGGAGGAAGTGGAAGTCGAGGTGTCGCGCATGATGGCGGCAGCGGCAACGAAGCTGTTGCAAAAAGATCAAGCGGAAGCTGCACAACAGCAGGCGCAACAGACTGCGCAAGATCCGATTGTCCAAATGCAGCAGGCAGAACTCCAGCTCAAGATGCAGGAACTGGAACTCAAGAAGCAGAAGCTCACGGTGGAAGCATCCGAGAAGGCGGACAAAATCCGCATCGAGGAAGAGCGCATCGCGGCGCAGAAAGAGATTGCGGGTATGCAGGTCGGTGCCAAGTCGGCAAAAGACAAGGCAGATCTGGACGCTCGCATGGAGTTGGAAGGCATAAAGCTAGGTACGCAGATCGCCCGAGACCAAGTTGAGATGAGAAAACCGCCGCCAAAACCGGCGAAGAAGAAGGAGTAATCCATGGAAAAAGCGCTTGAAGTACTGCTCAAACAGGTGCGTGACAAGCGCGATCAGATAGTGGAGGCCGTGTCCAATAGCGCGGCCAAGGACTATGCTGATTATCAAAAACTTTGCGGCGAGATCCGAGGTCTATCGCTGGCAGAGGGTTTTATCTTGGACCTTGCAAAAAAAATGGAGTATTCCGATGAGTGAAATTTTAATCGCCAGTCAAGATGGCGAGACTTCAATGCTGCCAGAAACAGCGGAGGAGAAAGCAAGACAACTGCCAGAGCCTACGGGATACCACATCCTGGTCGCTCTGCCGGAAGCAGAAGAGAAATTTGACAGCGGGCTAGTCAAGGCAGACCAAACTCTGTACGAGGAAAAGGTACTAGCAACTGTCTTTTTCGTCATCAAGATGGGACCCGATTGTTACAAAGATGAGAAGCGGTTCCCGAATGGTCCATGGTGCAAGGAAGGGGATTTTATTCTCGCCCGTCCGAACACTGGCACTCGGCTGAAGATTCATGGTCGTGAGTTCCGACTCATCAACGACGATGTGGTCGAGGCGGTAGTGCAGGATCCGCGCGGCATTAGTCGTGCATAACAAAGGAGAAACACATGGCACAACAAGACATGGATGACTTCAAATTCCCTGATGAGCAGGAACCAAAAGCCGAGGCCAAGGAGGAATTTGAGTATGAGATAGAGGACGATACTCCTCCAGAGGATCGCGGCAAGGAGCCGATGCCCAAGGAGATTGTCGAAGAGCTTGATAACGACGAGCTTGAGGAATACTCCGACACCGTAAAGGTGCGCCTGAAGCAGATGAAGAAGGTGTACCACGACGAGCGTCGGGAGAAAGAGCAGGCGTTGCGTGAGCAGCAGGAAGCCCTGGCCTACGCCAAGCGGATTCTTGAGGAGAACAATGCACTCAAGAGCCGGCTGACGCAAGGTGAAACGGCGTTTGTTGCTACAGCAAAATCGGCGGCAGAGCTTGAGTTGCAGGCAGCCAAGAAGGCTTACAAAGAAGCCTACGACGTTGGCGATTCTGACGCTCTGATAGACGCGCAGGAGAAGTTGAATCACGCGCAGTACAAATTGCAGCGGGTGTCAGAATACGTTCCGTCTAGACAAGAGCCGGAAACTGATGTACAACCTGTTGCCAATCCAGCACCTCGTCCTGACCAGAGGGCAATTGCGTGGCAAGAGCGCAATCAATGGTTCGGTAAGGACGAGGAAATGACCAGCTTGGCTCTGGGCTTGCATCAGAAGTTGGTCTCTCAGTACGGGACGGCATATCCGTCTACGGACGAATACTGGAAGAAGGTCGACGAGACCATACGCCGTCGATTCCCAGAGCATTTTGCGGATCAGGAGGAAGCCCCTGCGCAGGAGACAAAACCCCAGCGCGAGAAACCTGCTCCGGTTGTTGCACCTGCAACGAGAAGCACTGGATCGAAGAAGATCTTGGTTAAGCAGTCCGCAGTCGCCATGGCAAAAAAACTTGGCGTACCGCTGGAAAAATACGTGCAGGAAATGCAAAAATTGGAGGGTAGAAATGGCTGAGAATCGCACACCGCGCAGTACAGAGAGTCGTAACCAAACGCAGCGTCCCCAGCAGTGGGCGCCGCCGGAGCTTCTGCCAGAACCAGATAAGCAGCCGGGTTACAAATACCGTTGGATTCGCGTGTCGCTTGGAGGACAAGCTGACGCTCGCAACATCTCTATCAAACTACGAGAAGGTTGGGAGCCGGTGAAAGTCGAAGAGCAACCGCAATATGGACTGCTAGTCAACGGCGAGGGACGGTGGAAAGACTGTGTCCAAGTCGGCGACGTGTTGTTGTGCAAGACGCCAGAGGAGCTAGCCGAGCAACGTAACAACCATTACCTTGCACAATCGGAACAGCAAATCCGGGCAGTGGACAACAACCTTATGCGTCAAAACGACCCACGTATGCCGCTATTCAAGGAGTCGAGTTCATCGACGACGCGAGGTGGCGGTTAAACTTATTGGAGTTATCAATGGCATATCCTACTGTATCGAAGCCTTATGGGCTTCAGCCGATCAATTTGATCGGCGGGCAGGTGTACGCCGGTTCGACTCGCCTATTCCGTATTGCTGCTGGTTACGCCACTAGCATTTACTACGGTGATGTCGTAAAAATTGCGTCGGATGGCACGGTCCAAAAGGACACAGGCACTACGACTGCAACCCCGGTTGGCATCTTTGTTGGCTGCACTTACACGAACCCGTCCACCCAGCAGAAGCTGAACTTCCAGTCGTACACTGGCGGTACCAATGCTCCTGACATCCAGGCTTACATCGTGGATGACCCGGACGTTCTGTTCAAAGTGGCTGCCGTTTCGTCCGGTACTACCGTGGCTTTCTACAGCTCGGAGCAGATCGGCCTGAACGCTGCACTGGTACAGAACAATGGTTCGAATACCACTGGTGATTCGCAAGTTGCAATTTCTGGAGCATCGTTTGCAACAACTGCTTCGCTGCCGATCCGTATCGTGGACATCGTCCCTGATACATCAAACAGCGCAAACGGCTACTGCGAGTTCATTTGCAAATTTAATGCACCATACATCGTCTCTACGTTCACGAACACATCGAACCTTGTTACTTCTACAGTAACTGGCGGACATGCGTATCTGAACCCGACCGGTGTTTAAGGAGTAAGACATGGCTATTTCACGCGCACAACTACTGAAAGAGCTACTGCCTGGCCTGAACGCCCTGTTCGGCATGGAGTACGCTCGTTATGGCGAAGAACACAAAGAGATCTACGAAACAGAGACCTCCGAGCGTTCCTTCGAAGAAGAAACCAAACTGTCTGGCTTCAGCGCCGCACCGGTCAAGAACGAAGGTTCTGCGATCCGGTACGACAATGGTCAGGAAGCTTGGACTGCTCGATACAACCACGAAACCATCGCTCTGGGTTTCTCGCTGACCGAAGAGGCCATCGAAGATAACCTGTATGACAGCCTGTCGGCTCGTTATACCAAGGCGCTGGCTCGTGCTATGGCGTACACCAAGCAGGTAAAAGCTGCTGCTGTACTGAACAACGGCTTCTCCAACTCGTATCCGGGTGGTGATGGCGTGGCTCTGTTCAGCACTGCACACCCGCTGGTATCTGGTGGCACCAACAGCAACACACCGTCGACCCAAGTTGACCTCTCGGAAACCGCGTTGGAAAACGCAGTTATCCAGATCGCCGCTTGGACTGACGAACGTGGCCTGCTGATTGCTGCTCGTCCTCGCAAGCTGATCGTGCCTCCGGCATTGCAGTTTGTGGCGACCCGCCTGTTGGAGACCCAACTGCGTCCGGGAACCAATGATAACGACGTGAACGCGATCGTTAACAACGGCTCCATCCCGGAAGGCTATACGATCAACCACTTCTTGACCGACACGAACGGCTGGTATCTCACCACCGACGTGCCAAACGGCATGAAGCACTTTGTTCGTATCCCGTTGCAGAACTCCATGGATGGTGACTTTGACACTGGAAACGTTCGTTATAAAGCACGTGAACGTTATTCCTTTGGATGGTCGGATCCCTTGGGCATGTTTGCAAGCCAAGGCGCTTGAAAACACAAGGTTCTGCCAACACAACCCCGCTTCGGCGGGGTTTTTTGTCGCCAATACAAATTTGTGCTACACTTCCTGTGTCAAAGTCACGGAGGAGATTATGGACACAAATCAATTACCCAAGACCCGCAAGGAGGCGATGGCCACCGGTGCCACGCATTACTTCACTGGAGAGCCGTGCAAGCACGGGCACATAGCGCCAAGAAAAACCAAGGGGACTTGTGTTGAATGCCAAAAGATTGAGTGGGAAAAGAACAACCAAAAAAGAACTGAGTACTTTCAGTCCTACAACAAATCGGAATCTGGCAAAGCTGCCAAGAAAAAGTATTACGAAAATAACAAAGAGATAGTCAAGATTAAGGCTATGGCTCGCTCAAACGAGCAAAGGCAAAAGTATCGAAAAGCGTGGAAGTTAAAAAATCCAGATGAGGTTAAGGCCAGCACAAAGCACCGCCGAGACAAGCACAAGCAGGCAACTCCGAAATGGCTTACTCAAGAACAGAAAAAACAAATCCGGCAACTATATATTGACGCGATGATTGCATCCCGCGTTACAGGAATTCCGTACGTGGTGGATCATGAGGTTCCACTCAGGGGAGAAAATGTATGCGGCCTACACGTTCCTTGGAACCTGCGGGTTATGACAAGGGAAGAGAATCTACGCAAGTCGAACAAGCTGCTCGCGTCATAGCTTTTCCCTTGCATTTCCTGTCTTCTCATTGTATAAGCCTATTATTCCGGGAATACCGGGTGTGGCAAACAGTCCCGGCTGACGTCAAGCAGATTGCCATACCGAACTCGCTTGAGAGGACAATTCGATGGCTGTATCTACTACCCAAAGCATTTGGCGTTCGGGCGGCGGTGATAACACCCGCCAAGCTTATTGCGGCACCGGCGTCATGGCAGCAACTTTCTATGTTGCTAACGCGGCTGTTGCTGGCAACGTTGTCGTTGCTTCTGGCACTACCACTCCCCTTATTCTTCCTGCAAACGCTGTTGTCACGTCTGTGATCATCACAAACGGTCTGACTTCAGGCACGATGAATGTCGGCTACACCACTATTGATGGTGCAACTTCGAACGCTGCGTTCTACGTTTCGGCGTTGGCTGCTACCTCTGCAAAGACTGTCACCCCAGGCGCTACCGGCGCAGGTGCTGGCATCGGGACAGCAGGCAGCCCAACCCAAAACTTCACCGTTACAAGTGAAAGCGCAAGCTCGGCTGTTGGCGACGTCGCTGGCTACATTACGTACTACGTAAATGACCCTCTGTTCGGTCAGCAGAACAACTAATAGGGGGCCAGAATGGCTCAACAAACAGACGTAAAAGCGCAGAGTCGTGGATCGTCGGGTGTAATCTTTGAAGGCCGAACTCGTGTGAAGGGCATGATCATTGCCCCGACATCGAGCGCTGGTAATGTGACGATTGTTGACGGTGGCACGAACGTGTTCACTGTGCAGACGGTTGCAAATGGCGAGGCTTTTAACTGCCTGATTCCTGCGGACGGCATCCTCTTTTACACAAACGTAACAGTGACGTTGGTCAACACTTCTGTGACGGTGTTCTATGGCTAAGACCCCGGCTTGGCAGCGTAAGGAAGGCAAGAACCCTGAAGGCGGCTTGAACGCCAAAGGTCGTGCCTCCTACAACAAAGCCAATCCGGGCAAGCCTGGTCTGAAAGCACCGCAGCCAGAGGGCGGTTCTCGCAAGAAGTCATTCTGCGCCCGGATGTCCGGGATGAAAAAGAAGCTGACTTCTGAGAAGACTGCGAATGACCCGAACAGTCGTATCAACAAATCTTTACGAAAGTGGAAGTGTTGACCGTGGATCTTGCATTTGTCTGGAACGGCGCTCTGACGCTGTTTGTGGGCTTGTTTGCTTACGTTGCCCACGAGAAGTTCTCGGAGCTAGCGCGGATCACCATCTTGTTGAACAAGACGCGTGAGGAGATAGCACGAGACAACGTAACCAAGGCGGAAGTCGACCGCATCACGGACCATATAGATCAGCGATTCAACCGGCTGGAGACCAAGATAGACCAGCTGATTGAGTCACAAAGGAGAGTGTTATGAAGAAGGCAAAGCGTTATCAAACTGGCGGCGTCCTGCGTGATCGTTTCGGCAACCCTGTACGGTCAGGCTCTGGTGAAGTTGTTCGCACCGGCTCCCCAGACAGAGAGTATGACGAGCAGGCATCTGCCTCTATGACAGAGAGCAGCGACTATAGCGGACGTAGACCACGCACAGAGTCGAGCATGACTAGCGACTACATGCCGCGCAGCTCGTTCAAGATGCCAGATATCGGTGATGCAGACGAAGGTGTGTCTGAGTCACGCAAGATTACAGACTACATTCGCAGCAGCCCTAAAGAAGACAGCGTGACCGAGACCGTCAAGGAAGAGGTCAAGGCAAAGCCGAAGGCAAAGCCAAAGGCCAAGAAAAAAGAGCTTTCTGGAATGTTTGGCAATATTGATTCTGATAGCTTGAACAAGCGTCGCCTAGAAGGCTTGAAGAAAGAAGATTCTCCGTACGGCAAAAGCGAGCGTCTTAAGGCTCTTGCTGGCACCTTCTCTTCTGAGCACGCCTCCAAGCGTTACGCAGAATCCACTCCGTATGCTCGGTCAAAGATGGGCATGAAGTCTGGCGGCAAGGTTAGTTCTGCATCCTCGCGCGCGGACGGTATCGCCCAGCGTGGCAAGACCAAAGGGAGAATGTGCTGATGTCTGACATGGCAAAAATGCAGACGCGCATCCGTGAGCTTGAGGCTCGCCGCGAGAAGGGCGAGTCAGTTCCTGAACTTGATGTGCTGTACAAAAAGATGGATGCGTTAACCGAAAAAGGCTACGCCGAGGCCACAAAGACTGTGACGGGAGAAACACCGCCTGCGCCAGTGAAGAAGGCCAAAGGCGGTTCGGTATCGTCTGCATCTGCCCGTGCTGATGGCTGCGCTGTTCGCGGCAAAACCAAAGGGAAAATGGTATGAGAAAGCGCAGAAAGTTTGCGGACGGCGGCGTGACGGGACAACCCCAGCAGCCTACATATCCGTTCTACGGTAATCAGCCTATGGCCGGTGGTCAGAGCGGCGGCATGAATCAGACGTTCAACATGCAGCCACAAGCCATGTCTGGTCCAAACGATCAGATGACCCAGCGCTTTGCCAAAGGTGGCCAGGCGAAGGTAGGCAAGGTGATGTCTGAGTTCAAGTCCGGCAAGCTGAAGAGTTCGTCGGGGCAGAAGGTAACGAATCCCAAGCAGGCCATCGCCATCGGTCTATCCGAAGCTGGCCTTTCCAAGAAAGCCAAAGGAGGCGAGATGAAAGAGTCGATGAAGAAGGTCAAAGAAGAGGTTGCGTTCATGAAGAAGAAGGGCGCTCCTAAGTCTATGGTCAAGCATGAGATGGCAGAGGCTGGCATGAAGCACGGCGGCAAGGTCAAGAAGATGGCTGCTGGTGGTCTGGCTGCTGGTCACAAGTCGGCTGATGGTATTGCCAAGAAAGGCAAGACCAAAGCAGAGCAGGTCAAGATGGCCAAGGGTGGCATGACCAAGATGCGCAAGGGCGGCTACTGCTAATAGGAGACGGACATGATGCCTTCACGCGGGATGGGAGATATTGCTCCCGGCAAGATGCCCAAGGCCAGGACTAAACGTCGCCGTGACAACACCGACTTCAAGCAGTACAAGAAGGGCGGTGAGGTCTGGGACAAGCCACGTCCTGAGAAGCTTGGCAAGCCTAAGAAGCTGAGTCCTGCGAAGAAGTCTGCTGCCAAGGCTGCGGCGAAGGCTGCTGGTAGACCGTACCCTAACTTAATTGACAATATGCGTATGGCGAGGAAGTAATGGCCTACACCACTTCCACTACCAACTTTAACCCGACGGTCAATGAGATCTTCGAGGAAGCGTTCGAACGCTGTGGGTTGGAGATGCGCACGGGCTACGATTTCCGCACAGCGCGGCGTAGCCTGAACTTGCTGCTGACGGAGTGGGCTAATCGCGGCATCAATTTGTGGACTATCGAGTCGGGAACGATCCCGCTCGTACAGGGGCAGATTACCTATGATTTACCTAATGACACCGTGGATCTTCTGGAACATGTTATTCGAACCAATCCTGGGCAGATCGGGACTCAGTCCGACATCAACATCAACCGAATCTCTGTTTCCACCTACGCCACAATCCCGAACAAGCTCACGCAAGGGCGCCCGATCCAAGTCTGGATAAACCGCCGCAGCGGGCAGACAACGGACACGCCGGGAGCTACGCCGCAGTATCCACAGATCAACGTGTGGCCAAGCCCAGATCAAGGTACGGCACAGACACCGTACTACTACTTCGTGTACTGGCGGCTGCGTAGGATGGTAGATGTAGGCAACGGTGTGAATGTAGAAGACATCCCATTCCGCTTTCAGGAGTGCTTGATCTGCGGGCTGGCATATCGACTGGCGATGAAGCTACCGGGCGGCATGGAGCGGATACAGTTTTTGAAGGCCCAGTATGACGAGGCGTGGGAAATGGCGGCAGGCGAAGATCGGGAGAAGGCTCCAGATCGTTTGGTGCCGCGCATGATTACTTACAGGTGATGTATGCCAAGTAAGTACGCAAGTGGCAAGAATAGTATTGCGGAGTGTGATCGGTGTGCTTTCCGGTTTCCGCTGAAAATATTGAAGACGCTGACGATCAAGACGAAGAACGTCAAGATCAAGGTGTGTCCGACGTGTTGGGAGCCTGACCAGCCGCAGCTCAGTCTTGGGATGTATCCCGTGAATGATCCGCAGGCTGTGCGCGAGCCAAGGCCAGATCTGTCGTACTGGCAGTCAGGGATGACTGGGTTGCAGACGGCATACAACTCTGGCACAAGCGAGTCGCAGGATGGCTTTCCGGGCGGTGGTAGTCGGATTATTCAGTGGGGTTGGTCGCCGATAGGCGGGGCTAGGGCGAATGATGATGGATTAACGCCCAACAATTTGGCAGCACAGACTACGGTCGCAAATGTGACTATCAACTAGGAGTGAGAGATGGACAATATGAAGAAGGTAGCCAAGGCCGAGGTGAAAGCGCACGAGAAGCGTATGCACAAAGGCATGAAAAAGGGTGGCGTGACCACGTCTGATCTGAAAAAATACGGGCGTAACGAGGCGCGTATTCATAACCAGAAAACCAAGTGAGGTTGAGATGGCCAAGTACTCGATGAAAAAAGGTGGCAAGGAAGTGGGTCCAGCTTCTGTTTATGCGCCGCCACACACGATGACTGGCAAGGCTGTGTCTGCCAAGTTGAAGAAGATGGCTGACCCGAACAATATCGCGGTGGACAAGCTGGGGCCAAGAACGGCTGTGCAGCGTGTCTCTGCGGGCGATCCTGGCCGTGAGGACACTAAGACTACCGGCATCAAGATCCGTGGCACTGGTGCGGCTACCAAGGGCGTGATGGCCAGAGGTCCGATGGCATGACGTACACCGAGTTAGTCACGGCGATACAGGACTACACGGAGAACTACGAACAGACGTTCGTAGATAACATCCCGCTGTTTGTCCGTCAGACGGAGACCCGCATTTATAATGCGGTGCAGCTGCCGCCTATTCGCCGCAACTCGACAGGTACGCTGCTGACCGGTAACAAGTATCTAACCACGCCGACAGACTTCTTGGCGGTGTACTCCATGGCTGTGATCGAGAACTACGGCACGGCAAACGAGGAGTACCACTACCTGCTGAACAAGGATGTGAACTACATCCGTGCTGCGTATCCCACGCCGGCAGACACAGGCTTGCCGCAGTACTACGCGATCTTCGGCCCACAGGTAACGAGCAACACCACGACGGACGAACTAAGTTTCATCTTTGGCCCTACGCCGGATGACGCCTACACGCTGGAGCTGCACTACTACTACTACCCAGAGTCGATCACGACAGCGCCAGATGGCCGTACGTGGTTGGGTGACAACTACGATCCGGCACTGCTGTATGGCTCTCTGCGCGAGGCTTACTTGTTCATGAAGGGCGAGCAGGATTTGATTGCCAACGTCGAGGCCAAGTACAACGAGGCTATGGGTGAACTGAAGCGTCTGGGTGACGGTATGGAGCGTCAGGATGCGTACCGCAGTGGTCAGGTTAGGGTGAAAATCACATGACGATTTATCAGGGTTTGACTACATCGTTCAAGGTGGACATCCTGAATGGCCGGCAGAACATCGCGTCAGACTCTTTGAAGATGGCGCTGTATGACGGCTACGTGCAGCTGGGCGACAGCACCACAGAGTACTCAAGTACGAATGAAGTAACGGGGCCGGGTTACACGGCTGGCGGCGAGGGCTTGTCAAACGTCTCGATTGAGTCTACAAGCAACGGTATTGTGTATGTAAGTTTTTCCAATGTGGTTTGGACGAACGCCCAGTTCATTGCGAGAGGTGCATTGATTTACAACTTCACGCGGGCGAATGCGTCGGTAGCTACATTGGACTTTGGAAGCGACAAGACGCAGGCTGCGAATGGCACATTTACTGTGACGCTGCCACCGAATACGCCGTCCAGTGCGTTAATACGTATCAACTGAGGAGTCATCATGACGATTGAAAAATCAAAATCCAGCGAGACTGTCAGCGGCGGTGTAGAGCGCAAGACAGGTTTTGCTGAAGGCGCGTCGGGCGGCGGTGTGTTCACCGTGACTTGCTACGACAAAGACGGCAAGCAGAAGTGGGTAGACATGGGGTCAAACCTGGTGGTCAACACCGGCTTGCAGGACATGAACACCAAGTACTTCAAGGGCGCGACTTACACGGCTGCTTGGTACATCGGCTTGATCAACAACACATCGGCATCGACCACGTTCTCCGGTGGAGACACGTTAGACACCCATGCAGGCTGGGATGAGAACTCCAGCTACAGCGGCACCCGTCCGCAGGTGACGTTTGGTAACGCCACGCTGGCAGATCCGTCGAACATCAACAACTCGGCCTCTTTGGCTACGTTCACAATGACAGCGAATGCCACGATCTCTGGCGCGTTCTTGTGTAATGTAACTTCTGGTACATCTGGCTTGTTGTTCTCGGCGGCCGACTTCCAAGCGCCGGGCGACCGTACTGTTGTGAGCGGTGATGTTCTGAACGTGACGTACTCGTTCAACCTAGATGCAACTTGATAGGGGGTAGTCATGTTTAAGAAGGGCGACGTAGTCAAGCTGAAAGCGGTGATCCCACAGGGTCCGATCATCAAGATGCGCATGGACGATGATGGCAATATCTGGT